AAAAAATACAGAAAAAATCAAAGGTACGTTGGTTATTATATTGAAAGAATGCGAAAAGAAATTGACCAAATGCAAAACAGATTTAAAGAGGGTATTGCATGGGAGGTTTTGTGGCAATTTAGGAGCGAAACATTTGACAAATCATATTTAAATGAATACAAATAAAACTATATTACTTATTGGAGCTTGTGGATCAGGAAAAACCTGGGTAATGACTAAATTGCTAGATGAATATAATACAAAAAAAGCAAGTTTTAAATTATTTAGATTCAACATCGATTTAGAAAAAAAAATAGCAATTTTAGGTGTTTACGACGGAAAAACTTTTCAAGGTAGTGACAGACTAAGTATGGGAATAATGAAAGACGCAGAAGAGTTCAGAAAAGTAAAAGAAAAAAATAATTTTACAATAATTTCAGAGGGAGACAGATTTACAAATAAAACCTTTATTGATTTATTTAATCCAATAATAATAAAAATAAAAGACGACGGATCTGTTGGTAGAAAATTAAGAAATTCTAACCAAACTGAAAGGCAGATAAAATCTATACAGACAAGAGTTAAAAATATAAATTCAGATTATCAAGTTCAAAATAGTAACGAAGCATTGCAATTAATAAAACAAATATTAAACAAATGAAAAGAATTGATTTAATCCCAATTGATCATGATGTTAAAATTGGTCAAGAATGTAATTACATAGATCCTAATGTAACTGAAGACTGTATTTTTTACGCAGACGGGGAACCGATAGGATTTTATTTGAAAAAAATGCCGGAAAAAATGTGCAAGTTAGCAGATTTGGCAAATGCAGAATTTAGATCTAAAAACGTTCCAAAATCAATGATGAACAGAGCTTCTGCAATTAATCAACAAAGTGCAAGAGAAGATATAAAAGAAAAGTATAAAGATAAAAAAGGCAGCGAGGTTTCTCAAATGTCAGTTATTTTAGGATCTATTCCTCCAAAGCCAATGGTTAGAAGACCTTACGCAAGTATTTCAAGCGTTCATTCTGTAAAGTCAGCACAAACCTTTATTAAAGCGATGTTACTTTTAGCCAAAGAAAGCGAACTTTTGATAAAAGAGATAATACCAAGTCAATATCAAAAACAATTAGAATTGTTTAAAGACGTTCCGGATAAGTTTAAGTTTGGTAATTTATTTACAAGCTCAATTTCTAACTTTAATATTTCAGCAGCATTTCACAGAGATACTGGAAATATAGTTGGAGCTGTAAATGTGATAATATGTAAAAAACATAATTCAAAAGGAGGAGATCTAAACATACCTGACTACGGAGCTACAATTGGTCAACAAGACAATTCTATTTTAGTTTATCCGGCTTGGAGAAACGTTCATGGAGTTACACCAATATTACCAACTCACGAAGACGGATATAGAAATAGTTTAGTTTTTTATCCGTTAAAATCATTTAAAGGTTTGAAATAATGGCATACGATAGAAAAAAAATATTTGAACAAGCTAAGGAAGTTATTGTAAAAAATAAATTGTTCTTCATTGAAGATATTGTTGCTTTTTTGCCATGTGCAAAGCAAACTTTTTACGATTTTTTCCCAGTTGATTCCGACGAATTGGACGAGCTAAAAGAATTATTAAACCAAAATAGAACAGAACTAAAAGTTTCCATGAGGTCAAAATGGTACAAATCAAACGCTCCAGCTTTGCAAATGGCATTGATGAAATTGATAGCAACTCCAGAGGAATTGAAAAAACTTTCAATGCAATATAACGACCATACAACCGGAGGCGAAAAGATACAAGTTATTAACTTAGGGGAAGGAATAAAACCGAATGAAGCTAATTAGTAAACAGGAAAACGCAGTTTATTATTTAAAAGATAACCAAACCAAAGAGATTGTTTACGGAGGAGCCGCCGGAGGTGGGAAATCCGCTTTAGGAATCCTTTGGCTAATTGAACAATCACAAAGATACCCAGGGACTCGTTGGTTAATGGGGAGAGCTAAATTAAAGGCTTTAAAAGAAACTACATTAAACACTTTCTTTGAGCTTACTACAAAGCTCGAATTATCAAACCAATACCACTACAATTCACAATCCGGTGTAATCACATGGAATAACAAAAGCGAAATCCTACTCAAGGATTTATTTTTGTATCCGGCCGATCCAAACTTTGATAGCTTAGGTTCGTTGGAGATAACTGGAGCGTTTGTTGACGAGTGTAACCAAATAAGCCACAAGGCTTGGCAAATTCTAAAATCTCGTATTAGATACAAGTTAAACGAATATAATTTAATACCTAAGTTATTAGGAACGTGCAACCCGTCAAAGAATTGGGTTTATAATCAATTCTACATAAAACAAAAAAACGGAACGATTGAAATTGATAAAAAGTTTATTCAGGCTTTACCTCAAGACAATCCACATTTACCAGCTTCTTATTTAGAATCACTTTTATCACTTGACGAGAATAGCAAACAACGTTTATATTACGGAAACTGGGAGTATGATAACGACCCGTCAAAACTTATTGATTTTGACAAAATTCAGAACGTTTTTACAAACGAATTTGTTGAGGGTGGGCAAATGTATATTAGTGCGGATATCGCTCGTTTTGGATCGGATAAAATGGTAATTTGTGTTTGGTCAGGTTTTCGGGTTGTAGATATAGTTTCATTAAACAAATCCTCAATTGTAGAAATTGCTCAGCTAATTAGAGAGTTGGCAAACAAATACAAAGTCACGATGTCAAACGTAATAATTGACGAGGACGGAGTTGGAGGAGGTGTTGTTGATATGCTAAAAGGATGCAAAGGATTTATAAATAATTCAAAGCCTTTATTAGTAGAGAATCAAATTGTACAATACCAAAATTTAAAAACGCAATGTTATTTTAAATTAGCGGAATTAATACAAACCGATCAAGTTTATATAAAGTGCCAGGAACAAACAATAATTGACGACATAACAAAGGAGCTCGAAATGGTCAAAAGAGACAAGATTGACAGCGATGGAAAGCTCCGAATAATATCAAAAGAAATGGTAAAACAATCAATCGGAAGGTCACCCGATTATAGTGACGCATTAATGATGAGAATGTATTTTTGTTTTGAACAAACATTTTTTACGTTTTAATATTTTTTTTTTTAATATCTTTGACGTATGAAAGAGACAATCAACAATATACTACAAAATTTAACTGGCAAGTTAATGGGAAAAAATGTTTATAACGAAGCATTTTTTAGTTACTTAGGAGCTGGATATACATCTTACGATGTAGATAATAAAACTTATATCAATAAAGGATACAATACAAACCCAGACGTTTTTGCCTGTATTACTCAAATGGCAACAAAAACAGTTTCGGTTCCTTACGAGGTTAAAATTGTAAATGATAAAGAAAGCTACAAAAAACTTAAGAATTTCCAAAAGGCAACTTCTGGAAATTTTGACTTTATACAGCAAATCAAAAAAGCAAACTTAGAACGCAAATCTTATGATGAGGTTGATTTGGCTTTCCCTATGGAGCAACCAAATGCAACTCAAACTTGGAGCGATGTTTGGGCTTTATATAAAACTTACATGAAACTAACAGGAAACTGTTATTTTTATTTGTTAAGTCCAGAGGAGGGAGCTAACGCAGGGGTGCCAGTTCAATTATATGTTTTACCGGCTCATTTAATGCAAATTGTATTAAAGCCTAAGGCAAATATGTTGAGTACTGAAAGTCCAATTGATCACTACGTTTTGATTGAGGGTAACGTTATGATTAAATTCATGGCTAAGGATATAATCCACATTAAATACTCAAATCCAAACTTCGACCTTTCAGGATCGCACTTATACGGAATGAGTCCATTAAGATCGGCTTTAAGAAACATAAATAGTTCTAATAGCGGAATTGACCTAAATGTAAAAACTTTGCAAAATGGAGGAGCTTTTGGCTTTATTCATGGTAAGGGAACTCCTTTGTCAGTTGATCAGGCAAACAGCTTAAAAGAAAGATTAGTTGAAATGGATGCAAGTCCAGAGAGATTGAGCCGAATTGCTGGAGCAAGTGGGGAATTAGCATTTACAAGAATATCTTTGACAACAGACGAATTGAAGCCGTTTGATTATTTAAAGTTTGATCAAAAAGCAATTTGCAACGTTTTAAACTGGCCGGATGAGTTATTGAATAATGACGGTAAAGCTAAATTAGGAAGCACAGACACAAACCAAGCTCGCAAACAAGCCATTACAGACAATATTTTGCCGGACCTTGTTTTATTACAAGACTCTTTAAATAAAAATTTTATTAAAAAGTTCAAAGGATACGAGAACGCTGTAATTGAGTGGGATATTGACGACTTGCCAGAGATGCAAGAGGATATGTCTAAAAA